TGTATTTGGTCTAAGTTACTTGCAGCTGTGTTGACACTGGTAATGCTTCCAGCAACTGTAGTTACATTAGAGTTGTTTGCACTAACTACCTGTACATCATTATTAATGCCAGATACTGTTTGTACATGAGATGATATCCCTGCAACTGTAGCTATCTCATTAGGTATAGCAGATACAGCTGTAACGCTAGTAGCGTCAGGAGATAATCTGTGGAATGTATATGTGTGAGTTGTTCCTGTTGTTTCAACAATGACACCATAACCAGCGGGTAGGACCGTAGTACCTAAACCAGTAATAGTTACATCATTTCCTGATCCAGCTCCATCTGTTATTACAACTGAACCACCACTTGGTGTTCGTGCAGAGGATATGGATTTAATAGAGACAAGCGTACCTGTACCGTTATTAACATCAGGGTTTGTAGCCGGGAAACTTGTTTCGTTTGCAATAGGTACGAAACCACCTACATCATCAACTAAGTCAACAATACGTGCATCAATAGCAGCTGTTGTAGCAATAAAGTTATCACTACCAGACCATGTAGCTCCACTGGTTATAGTTTCACTACTGTCTTGTCTAAAGTATCTAGTATCTAATTGACCGTTGTTTAATTCAGCTTCAGTAAAATATCTATTATCTAAAGCTCCGTTATTTAATTCAGTTTCTGTGAAGTAGCGGTTGTCTAATTGACCACCATCTAATTCTGTTTCTGTATAGTAAAGATTATTTAGTTGTCCTCCACTGAGTTCTGTTTCAGTGAAATATCTGTTGTCTAACTGTCCCGCATCAAGTTCAGTTTCGGTGTAGTATCTGTTGTCTAAATTGACAGACGCAGCCGATGTAACGTGACCCTGAGCTGAGATAGTTATATCTTGTACAACATTTCCACCACTGTTATTAATGGTTGTGTTTGCACCACTAACATTGTGGCTTATAGTGACTTGACCACCACTCGCAGATTTTGATAAATCAGTACCGACTAAGACGTCAGATTCTATAGCAGTATCAATAGTTGAATCTAATGTTGTTTTGTTAACACCATCAGTTCCACTTACTGGATTGCCAAGATTGGTGATTTTGTTATTACCAACATTAAAGTCACCTTGCATGGAATCTTCCCCAAGGGTACTCATAGCGTTGTTATCAACCTCTTGAGCAACGTATAGAATCTGGTCTATATTGTCGTTTAAATCTTCAGCCTTAATTTCAGATCCGGGATATAATGTAGCCTTTTTATTGTCGTTATCTGTATCTCGGAATACTAAGACAGTAGCTCCATTAGCTGGAGCTGAGTTCATTTGTACTGTTGTAGCGTTGGCGAGAGAGTATTCAGTTGTCGCTTGCGTAACACCGTTAATTTTGACCTTAACGTCTGTTGTCGCTAAATATGGAAATGTAAAAGAGTATAGAACGGTATTTCCGTTCCCTGTGTATTGAGTTTGTGTGACAGCCATTTACGCTAAAAAAGTGTTTGACTGGGCGGATTATTTATTTGGGTAGGTTTTTAATTTTTTCAATTTCGTTAGTAAATTTATTTGTTAATTCGTAGTTACCTCTTTGTCTAGCCTTATCACCTAAGAGTCCTAATTGATGTTCTTGTTGTAATAAACTTGCCTTACCACCTAATGTTTCATCTTGTAGTAAAAGTAACCAAGCAGTTTTTTTTGCTTCTCTAAAAACTGGTAACAAATGTTTTGCATGTAATGTCTTTCTAGGTTCAAAGTTTTCCCCATTTTGCCTAGCATTTTCCATCCTAATAATTGATTCTTTTAACTCAGGATGTTTGGCAAATAATTCTGTTAGTTTAGCTTCTATATTTTGTTGACCCATATAGAATCTATATTTAGATTTAAGATCTGGATAATTTTCTAAACTTTCACCATTTGGACCTGTATTAAAAGTTTGTTTTAAATTTAATTTGCTTCTCATAAGCAATTCTCTTGTTTCATTAGAAACTCCAACATTAATATTGAATGGTAATGTTGCATTAATTATCCTTGTTAAAGGATCCCAATCTCTAATTATTTCGCCATTTAAAACATCATATCTGTAAGGTAACATTTTGTTTTCTGGACTAATGTCAGCCCATAAATTTCTATTACCTACACTTTGTAAAAATCCTGATTCAAGTTCTCTTAATCCCGGAGATAAAATTTTTCCAATTTCATTTCTTAATCCTCCTAATGGGACTTGATTATTAACAAAATTAGCCATTACTCTTGGAGCATCTTTACCTTGTGAAGTTAACAAATCAGATAATTGTAATATTCCAGCTAAGAAAGATTTATTTATTACGTTGGCACTTATTAAATAAGAAATCTTACCAAATTGATTACCAACCCATTCATCTCCCATAACTTTTTGGGAATCTACAATATCTGCCATTAATCCTAATAGACCATTAAATGGTTCAAGAGCTTCATAACTAACATAAGAATCACCAATCTTAAATGATCTAGGTTCCCATCTTCCAACGGATCTCCATGATTCACGTAGTTGTCTATCAGGTGGTCCATTTCCTGTTATGTATCCATTTAGTGCAGCAATTCCAGCCATTGATGTGAAAGCATAACCAATAGCCATTCTGCCTTTCATAGTAGCTTTTGCTATTTGTAAATCTTCAGCAGACTTAATACCGTATTGAGCCATGTCAGGATGATTCCAAGCCTTACTCATTATGTCTGAATGTTCTTTTATAAAAAAATTTAGACCCGGAGTATATTTAGATGTCATTGTTAAAGCATTAACACCTGTTCTTGCAAACAAAAAGAATGGTCTTAGATATGGGGATTTTTCAAATACCTTGTCAAAATCCTTTGCAACACCAGATAGTTCTTGTGTAAGTTTTGCTTCATCAGATGCAAACTTTGCCATTTCATCCGATACTTTTCCATCTGCTGTAAATACTCTTTTTTCAAAATCTATTTCAGCTTCTTTAACTAATACATCTAAGTCAGCATCTGAAACTACAATTCCTTGTCTTTGTAATTTTTCATATACGTGATTAAAAGCTAGTTGTCTTTGTCTACCTCTACCAATAATCTGCGTAAAATAAGTATCTATTGATCTCATAGTACGAGGACCATAGTTAAATACTGGTAATTTATTTAGGTAGCGTAAAGAATCAGCTATTTTTGCTTGAGCTTTATCTCCAAATGTTCCGTAAGTTTCAGCCCAAGACATCATCATTTCCCAATCTTTATCTTGTTTATTTTGGATAAAACCTCTAAAACCATCTTCTTTCATGGAATAAGAATTAAAATCAGCTATTGCTTTTCTTAAACCTTCTCGTTGCGCATCAACCATTCCTCCAATATTTGCAAAAGCACCTTTTAAAACAGTATTATCTGCTTCTCCTATTGAACCAAGAATGGTAGCAACAGGACGCATAATAGTACCTAAACCTGTACCTATTGCAGCACGTACTGGAGTTTTTGGACCAGATAACATTGAGTTAATACCCATTGTTTGCATTTCATTTATGATTGCATTTCTTTGGTATTTATCTCCGTTTCTATATCCTTTTAATTTGTCTTTAAAGAAAGCTTGAAAGTCTTTAAACGTTTGTGTACTGCCATTAGATGTAGCAGTAAAATGTAGATAACCTTCCATTAAGGCATTGTCTGGATCTGATTTTAATAACTCCTTAATCATTGCGGTATCACTTGCAGCAGCATCTGAAGCTCTAGCAATAAGATCTTTTTTAGACATACCACCAGTACCTAAAGCTCGTAAGTTAGTAGATATTGCTAAACTTGCTTCTTTACGTAATCTACCTAGTGCTGAGTGTCTAGCTAAAATTCCATCTAATAGTGAACCATCAGCAGATACATCAATATCTTTAAGAACACTTAGTCCAGCTTTTGATAAATCTCTAGCTTCAAAAGCTAATTGACCAATTAATAAGTCTACTGTTTTAATTTGAGATGGACTTAAATGAGCAAAAGGTTCACC